GAAAATAGGGGGTAAGGGGTTTCACCCAATAAGTGAGCTATTGGGTGAAATTGATTGGCTACTTGATGCGCCAGACGCGGAATACACCGGCCTTGCGGTCAATACGGCAGGTAAATTCCATCCCTCTGCGCAGATGATAGAGGTGAACCAATTTCCTGGCCCTGCTTTCCTTGAATGTTGGTTCATCCAAGTTAAACACTGCGCACTGTCCAACAGACATATCTCTGAACGGATAGACACATCCTACAGGAGCTTTCGCTGGCATAGGTAAGTCGTTGTGGATCTCAAAATCTAACATGCCTTACATCTCCTTGCCTTATTGACGCCTAGTCGCCAATATCTACATAGGTACCAAAGATAACAGGGAAAGTCCATCAGGATGGCAAGGAACAGTGCAAATTGGGGCAGATAGGGCGGTCGACAGGCTCAAAAGGATTTTACGTTTCTGGCTACCCAGAGGCCAAATCCATCTACCCAAGGAAGGGGTCGACAGAGTAGTTAATTCTGACTTACCTTCTAATATTGGTTATCTTATTGATATTGCTACAGGATAATACGGTACGGTAGATAGCTGCTTGAACTAACGCCTATTTGGCAAGTCTCCACGGCTCGGAGGCGGCTATCTACCAATAGCCAAGAACAAGCACACAAAAACAGGGTCAAAACATGCAAAGGACAAACAATAATAGCTCATTTCAAATATTCTTAAATTACG